AGCAACGAGCGCAGAGATTCGCACGGCACTATCATTAAGATGGATGGATGGGACATTGAGGACTACAACAGATCAGGTGCGTTCTACTATCAACACATGACCGGCATGGAATCTCCTGACAACGTACTCGGCCCAGGAAAGGCAAGTAAGCAGGGTGCTGAATTGGTAGGGCGTGCTTACTTCGAGCCGGAAGATATCAATCCCTTAGCTGAGAAAATTCTAAGAAAAGTAGACTTCGGCACGTTAACCAGCACATCGGTAGGGTTTATGCCGACTGCTGGGCATTGGGGCGTAGAGCGCATGAATGAAGATCCGGAGACGTACTACTTTGATGGTGCGATCTTGAAGGAGTTTTCCATCGTCAACATCCCGTCGAATCCTGACGCTATCAAGAAAAGTCTTGAGTCGTTCGATCATTACATGATGGAGCAGACTGAGGGGCATAAAAGTGAAGGATTTAAAAGAGATTACAGGCACAAGATTAATCAAGTGCGCCGACAGCGTGAGTACCTGTTGAATCTTGCAGAAAAGAGATATTTTATTTAACATCAAAAAATAATATAATGAACATTAACGAATTACAGGTAAGGCTTGACCAGATGCTGACACAGCAGGAAGAACTGCTGAACACAGCTGATGCGCAGCAGAGAGATTTCAATGAAACTGAGCAGTCGCAGTTTGACACACTCAGCCGCGACATTTCCGCAATTAACAAATCGATCCAGGTAGAGCAGAAGAAGGAGGAGGCGAGAGCGCAGATTGCGATGTCAAAGATGCGTAATGCTAAGAAGTCAGAGGAGCAGAAAGTAACTGAGAGATTTTCATTTTTGAAGGTACTCAATCAGTTGAGCCGTGGAGTCGCACCTGAGAACATGGGCGGCGCTGAAGGTGAAGTACATCAACAGGCAATGTCTGAGGCAAGATCTGCCGGTACAGCAATAACAGGTTATGCACTACCTGCATTCATGATGAGAGCGCAAACTGCCGCAACTGCCGCAACTGCCGGTAACTTGATTGCAACTGACTTGGATTCTGCCATCATTCCGGCATTGAGACCGCGTACCGTCATGGCTGGATTAGGGGCAACCTTGCTCACGGGTTTGACATCGAATCTGGATTTACCCGGTGGAAATGCCATCTCGACCGCAACTTGGGAGGGGGAAAATGATGCAGTAGCTAATACAGATCCATCTACAAGATTGGTATCATTGAGGCCTAACAGATTGGCTGCACAGACAACGGTAAGTAAGCAGTTACTGATTCAGTCTTCATTTGATGCTGAGGCATGGGTAAGAGGAGAACTGGAAAACGCAGTCGCTCGTGCGGTTGATAGCGCAGCAATCCAAGGTAACAGCGCAAACATTGACGGTATCCTCGGTACTTCCGGTGTTGGTGATATTACTTTTGGTGGCGCGGTTACTCGTGAGAAGTTGATTGATCTGATAACAAAGATTGCAGTTGAAAATGCAGACGTGGCGAATATGTCATTCTTGATGAATCCGATCGTTAAGGGTGAATTGATGCAGTCGGCTACTGACGCAGGATCTGGAATGTTTGTTATGGACAACGCCAACACCGTACTAGGTTACAATGTTGCAGTATCTACACTCGTTCCGACTAACATTGCGTCCACAAAGACAGCGGTGATCTTCGGTAACTGGGCAGATTTAGTTATTGCGAATTTCGGCACAGGAGTTGATCTCGTTGTAGATCCATACACTGCCGCCGGTACAGGTCAGGTTGTTGTTACTATTAACAGCTACTGGGATGTGAAACTGAAACAGCCTAAATCATTCGCATTCGGTAACGACATCACTTGGTCAGCGCTCTCCTAAGGGTGTACTGAAGTCGATTATATAGGGGAGAGTTGACGCTCTCCCCTTTTAAAAAATAAAGACAATGGCAAAAGGAAGACGAACGACACCGCAATACGAGACAAGAGTTGTCACACCAACATCACAACCTACTGGATGGACGCGTCAGGGTATAGTCATCAAGACGATGTATCATGCGTTCGGACTACCAGGGAAGATTGGAGATCTGGTTGAGGTTGACAATGACAGGTACGACGAATTGATTAAGAAAGGATTTATAAAGGCGATATGAAAGTAATTGCTTCAGCGGCAAAAAAAGCGATGGTAGTTGATTACGATGATGACCTCAAGAATCATCTTCGTATCTTTGATGACAGCGACGAGACGCTGATCAAAGGCTACATCCGTGCCGCCGGGGACTACATTGAGAAATACATTGGCCGACCGATTTTGTCTCAGAACCTTACCGTCATAGGTTACGCAGATGATCATTGGTTTGAATTACCGAAGGGGACGCAGATTATTCAATCGATTAATGAACGCCAGGAAGATGGCACATGGTCAGAGATTGTACCAGAGACTGATCAGCTGGATGACTATGGCGTGTACATGAGGTACTACGACGAGGCGTTGACGGATGGTTACGAGTACAAGTTTGAAGTTATAGTAAACTGCCAGGTATCAGACCTGGTAAAACAAGCGGCCTACTTGATCGTTGCTGAGATGTATGAACAAAGGGAGAACAGATCACAGAACGTAGCTGTCTTCCGTCGATCAGCTGACCGCGGAGCGGAGACTACTAACGACCTCGGTGAAGTGACTAATGTTACCACGGTAGATACTATTTTGGCGTGCCATGTTGTTGACATGATGCGTGACGAGGAGGACGTTAACGACAAGCAGACCGTTATGGATTACAGGGAGTTTGTATGCAGATATAAATTGTGCGATGTTGAAGATCAGGTGTTGTACGGATCAGAGACCTACGACATTGTACGCGTGGAGTCGATGGGAAGAAAAAGGTATATGAAGTTGAAATGTAAATTGGTGAAGTAATGGGAAGATTATCAGAAGCTTTGAATACTAGATTAAGAGAGTCTTACCGTACAGGAAGATACACTGTCAATAGAGATACTGCTCAGAGACGATCAGATATAGATCAACAAATGAATAAAATTGTAGGCGATTTTTATAAAATACTTGATAAATATAATACGTCTATAAGTAAAAAAACTATACTTGAACGCGCAGGTAAAGTTGTAATTACTGGATTAAAACAAAAATCTGAAGCAATAGAAGATACGGGTAATCTAAGACAGTCAGTAGGATGGATAAGAATTAAAAGCAAAGTGTCCGTTATGGCAGGATTCAACTACTGGAAAGGTGGACGACACGCGCATTTGGTAGAGTATGGTTTTATTGCTAAAAATGGCGAATACGTGCCAGGATACAATCTAGTAAAAAATACATACGAGGAAACAAAAGAAAAGGTAATCAGCAATCTTATAGAAGAATTTAAAAAAGAAACTGATAAATTATTACGTGAAATAGGCAGATGACAGGGGACGTATCTATATATAATCTTCTCAATGACGAAATAGGCAATGTCTATTTTAACAAGTTTGCGCAGTCTGTTAAACTTGACGAACCTACGCCAAAGGTTTTGATTAAGAATATCACTCACAACAATGCCACGACTAAAGACAAACTGGGCCGTGATGAATTCACGTACAGAATTGAAATAATAGGTACGAATTACATGAACATTAGCGACACAGCTAATGAAGTGCGCGCGTTGATGGTAAACCATACAGACGAGGCGGTCTATTTAATCGATTACGATACGGCAATTTATGACACCAATGAAACTGCCGAAATACATAGAATTATTCAAGATTATAGGGTTTTTATAAACGAAGTAAATGCTAGTTAAAGTCGTATATTTAAAAGATCATTCTGGATACAAAAAAGGTCAGGAATGGGCAATGTTACTCAATTATGCGGAGAGATTCCAGCGTGAAGGTGTTGTACGGATAATTGACGGCGACGTTGACAAATGGATAGTTAAGCCGGAACCTGAAGTAGAAGAAGTAGAGGATAATAAGCAAATAGAACAAGTAACAGAAACTGAATATAATATAATAGAAAGATTAATTAACAATATAAAATAGATAAAAAATGGCAACTACCGGTATAGTTAATGGTCATTATATGCGTTTTTTCGACGCAGATACTGGCAATCCGTACGCAAAAGCTACTGAATGTACGATAAGTTTTTCAATGAGTAGCCGACAGACAAGCCACAAAGATACAGCTGGAAGCGGATCAGGATGGCGTGAAATTTCTGCTGGTGAAAAGTCTGGAAGCGGTTCTACATCAGGTCTTTATGCCGAGGATACAAACTCATTTGCAATTCTTTACGATAAGTTCAAGGACGGGCTTCCTGTGAATCTTACATTCACTACTGGCGAATCCGGTGATGACATTTACTACTGCACGGCTTACATCGTTTCGCTGGAACTTAACGCCGTAAATAATGAAAATGTTACTTATTCATGTAGTTTTGAATTCTCAGGCGAAGTAGTAAGATCATAATCATGGTAGTAATCAACTCAGTAAAACACCATCCTCGGATTAAGAATTCAACGCTGCTTTTATTTGCAGCTGCTGAAGGAATTGATCTTGGGAAAATTGACAAGGTGCTTGCCTCGTTTAATTACGACATTGCAGTTAAGCTGTTTGTGTTCGCAGTCCAAAAAGAGGGTGGCAACCTTACAGCTGATGAAGTACACGAAGAAGTGGATAGACGGATCGACTGCTTCACAGAACTGATGACATACGTAGCGACTCAGTTGAACCCTGATGGGGTGGGGGAGCAGACGCCGGGAACGCCCGGCAAGAAGAAGACGGCTGCCTAAGTTTTGGAATGATAAGGTCAAGGGCGTTCTATTACGGAATGTCCTTGACCGATTTTTATGAGATGCTGAACATGATGAGCAGCAAAGGTAGGACATTTAAGCCGGAAGACCTGTTCACGTTCGATGACGAGTACACCAGACCAAAGATTGCGCCAGACTCTCCGGAGGCTGAGGCGGTGTTCAAAAAAATGGAAGAAAAATTTAGACAACGATGGCAGTCAAGATTGGAGACGTAACGATACGGATTGGTGCAAGCACTAACGAACTAGAGAAAGACCTGCGGAAAGCGGAACGTGCGTTGCAGGCTACGGCGCAGAAGTTTACTGCAATCGGTCAGAATCTGACGCTAGGCGTAACCGCTCCGGTACTTGCTGCTGGTGCTGCGGCGTTCAAGATGGCATCTGATTACGAGGAGTCCTTGAACAAGGTTCGTGTAGCGTTCGGTAGTTCATCGTCATCAGTTGAAGAATTCAGCAAGACTGCAATAGATTCTATTGGACTAGCAGAACAGTCAGCTCTTGATATGGCTGCGCTATTTGGCGATATGGCTACATCAATGGGACTGACAAGACCAGCAGCCGCCGAGATGAGTACGTCCCTTGTACAATTGGCTGGCGATTTGTCTTCATTTAAAAACATAAACATTGAAGAAGTAACAACTGCGCTCGCGGGAGTCTTCACTGGGGAGACAGAATCCCTGGTGGCATTGAGATATGAGTACGTTTTGAACGCAACTAAAAACGCACAGGGAGACTTCGCACGGACAAGTGATGGCGCAGCGAATCAGATGCGCGTAGTATCGCAGGCCGTTAAGGATTTGGGAGCTGATTTCGGTAAAATACTTCTTCCAGTAATTACGCCACTGATTAAGTCAATAGCTGATGCAGTTAAAAGATTTGCTAATTTAGACGAAGCAACTAAAAAAACAGTTATAACAGTGGCGGCATTGGCTGCTGCGATAGGCCCTGTATTAATCGTATACGGAAAGTTAAATAGCTTATATGGTTCAATAGCGACTGGAATTGCACGAGTGACTGCACAAATGATAGCGAACGCGGCAGCTACAGCGGCAGCAAACGGAACGGTAGCTACATTAACAGCATCTACCGTAACATTTGGAACTACACTAAAGGCTGCAATTTCTTTTCTTGGGCCGTATGCAATCGCTATAGCTGCTATTGGTGCAGGAATATACGCGCTATACAAAAACTATGAAAGTGCCAGCAAAGAGTCAAATAGACTTAACGAAATAAATGGAAGAGCAATTGAATTAATTGCTGAAGAAAAATCAAAAACTGAGTCACTTATAAGTGTACTTAGAAATGAAAACGCCACAAAAGAAAGAAAAGAAGGCGCGCTAAAAAAACTTCAAGAAATAGCACCTCAATACTTTAAGAATCTTTCCATTGAGAAAAGTAGTATTAATGAAATAAACAAAGCGTATAATGAATACAATAATAGTTTAGAGAAAAATATACGCGCTCAATTAGGTAGGGAGGATTTAAAGCAGCAAATAATTGATGAGGAAAAACTTAGGAAATCTATAAAAGATCGCCAAGCTGAAATAGAAAGACTAAAGCCAATTACTCCTCAAAAGGTAACATTAACACTTACTTCTGGTGGTGCTGAACAAGAGGCACAAATAAAAAGACTTAAGGCATTATATGACGATCAAAACGCTGAATTAAAACAACTCGACTCAATTATAAAGCTTAAGGATGAAACAAAAAAATATATAAATACAAATACAGATTTAGTAGAATCAACTTCAAATATTAATACCAATTTTGAAAATGCTACCGATAAGACAGATGAGTACACTAAAAAACTGCAATCATTAAACAAAGAACTTGCCGACAATGAAAAACTATTTAAGGCTGGATTAATTACAGGGCCAGAAGCTGCCGTAGTACAGTTGGGTATTTTACAAAGTAAACTAGAAACATTAGTTTTATCAGGACTTGATCCTGCGTCAAATTCAATTAAAGACGTAAAAGATTCAATAGAAGAATTAAGGAACGTAGGAACTGTTGACTTCTTACCGCCTACTGATCCTGGAGCGACATTTGGAAAAGCAATCGGACTTTTAGAGGGTGAACTATTAAAAGGAGGCAATGCTGCAAGTCAGGCGACTGCAAAAATACTTGCAGATACAGCTGGCAAAATTCAACAATACTACGTCGGCATAGGTGAGGGATTTGTAGATTTGACTGGAAAGTTTAGGCCTTATGTTGATGAAATTGCAAAAGTTGCTGTTGATATTACTCAAATTGTAAACTCAGCAATATCATCTTCATTAGAATCTGTAGGCGTTTTGATTGGCAATTTAATATCAGGCGAAGGCGCAGGATCATTAAAACTTTTCTTTAATAGCATATTGACGGTTATACTTGATTTTGCCATCGGATTGGGAAAGCAATTGATAGCGCTTGGAACTGCTACGGAATCCCTTAAAAAATTATTTACAAATCCAATAGGCGCAGTTATAGCCGGAGTAGGGTTGATTGCGGTTGCAACAATTGTAAAAGGCATAATTGCCAAAGGTGTGCCATCTTTGGCAATTGGAACAGATCAAGTAAAATCAGACGGTTTAGCCATGATACATAAGGGCGAAGCCATCGTCCCAGCGTCAGTAGTCAAGGGAGGATTCACAGGTGGCGGCGGTGGAGAAATATACGGTAGGTTAAGTGGAATAGATTTGTTGTTGTCAAATGAATACGCTAAATCTTACCACAAAAGATTAAGATAATGGGGAAAAGACATATTGCAACGGGGATTTCAATTAATGGATATGAATACGAAGTAAACGTATATGATGACGATTTTAGCGGGTCCCCAACACGACTAACATTGTCTCCTGAAATATTATTCGAGACCCACGGCAACGACAGGGATCATCTTGAAATAATCACAACGGCCTCAGCGACATTTAATGTAATGATGATCGACGAAACGGCAGAAACACTAATCACTGATATAATTAATGCGGACGAAGGTAGGTTTTACGTAGAATTAAAATACAACACTTTCAAAATATTCTTTGGACGTATAATGTCAAATGGTATTTCTATTGAAGATAGTTATAGACCATTTGTAAAATTGCAAGCAATTGACGGATTAACTTTATTAAAGGATGTTCAATATGAACATCCGGAAGTAAATCAATTCAAATCGCTTGCGTCCATATTTATAAAGACCATAAATCAAGTTGATGTAATTAACAAATACTACAACGCAACAGATGGTATAATTTACATGGCATCCAAGTTGTACGTAAATGATGCCACTATGGCAAGCAGTAGGATATTTGAAGTAGTCAGCCATTTTGATTACTTCTATAAAGTAGAAAACGAAAGGAAAGAACCATTAACATATTGGGAAGTACTTGAGGAGCTATTAAAGAGATACAATCTAAGACTTGTATATAATAGCGGATTGTATATGATTCTTGGGAAAGAATTATATCTTTCATCATCTACATTGCAGGAAAGGTTATATCAAAAGAACGGCACTGGCGTTGCGCCATTAATTACATTTCCGACAATAGACATCCAGGCATCTGATACTTTAGCCCTTGCTGGGGGCACGTATTATTTTGAGCCTGGGGTAAAAAAGGTTTCTATAATTACAGACAAAAATTTTGTAAATAAAAATTTAGCCGAAGGCCTTTTTTGGTACAACGATGACGAAACCTACCAAAGCGTAGGATTCATGCAAAAAGATAAGCGATATCAATCGTTTATTAAATTCACGATATTTAATGATTTTTTACCATCTGATTACCCGGAAGTAAAATGGGTTAGGGCGAGAATGTATTTCAAGGCGCAAGAATTTGGAGGTTCTGACATTAAATACCCAAAAATGAGTTATACGGTTTCTGCTGGAACTCAGGCGCATTTTTATGTTGTCAGCCCTATTTACCCAATTCAACAGCTTACAAGTGACGCAGCAGAGACAGCGATAGTAATATACTTCAGAAACATTCCGCAACTAGAGTACGGCCTTAATTTTATTTTTGAGGAGTACGATATAGATCGTACTATGTCCTTTAAAATAGAATACGACGGGCTATATGACGACTATCCTGATCAGCCGGGGTTCCCGTGGGAAGATAATTTAATTCCATCATGGGAAACAATTCCATTTAGATACCAAGTGTCACAGCAGTTTGGATTTTATCCACAGCTTCAATCTGATATAGTTAAATTTTCTGCCGTAACTGATTCTACCGAGGTCTTTATAAAAGAAATAAATATACTTGCATCTGACAAGTATGGCACTGAAATGACAAGGCCTATTTTGTCAAAGGCAGGGGTAGGGCATAACAGGAGCAATGACAATTGGCGTTTTGATTCTGCTGATCCGTACGAGCCTTTAGAAAGGGCGATATGTAGGAATGTACTTAAATACACGGCTGCAAAACAAAAGTTTTTAGACATATCTCTTAATGTCATATCGCTGTACCCGACACCTGCAAATTACATAACGTATAGAGGTGAAGATTTTTTTGTAAGTAAAATAAGCTGGAACCTATACACTGCCTTGATGCAGATCACTGCAATTAAGTTGCCGGAATCTACGCCGGATATAACGGTTAGTACATTAGCGCCTGTCGAAAAGGAATTTCTGCAAACATTTACTGGATACGAATCAGACGCCTTTAGTGGAAATTTGTCTTTGGAAACATATTACGAAGCCTTTGAAAATGTAAGTGCCAATTATGTCACAATTGATGCAAATTTAGAATTATTTTTGTCTTCTGAATTAAGTACAAACCAACGGCGCTGGAAAGTATTTTTAAATGGATTGAAATTAAAATTAGTTGATCATACGTCTTTTTCTTTTCCATTAAGTGCGGGCGATATCCAAAGTAATGAGTATACGTTTGATCCGGCTGAAAATAAAATTTACTTTGCCTATCAATTGGATGGCGAATACGTGGAATGCGAATACATTAAAATATGATGAAATACATAATCCCATTACTACTCCTCACGTGCGGACTATCTGCACAAACTAAGTGGAGACAGATCGA